TGGATCATCGCTTAGACGCACCAAGCGGACATCAACCGGAAAATTTCCGGTTAGCTCCACCATGTAGTCACGCTTGTAAACGTTGCTGCTTTTGCCGCTGATCGTGTCTGTAAAAGCATCGACAAAACCGCCACCGTCGTACTGAATCTGTACTTTGATTTGAACTGAGCTGCCTTCAATGTCGCCGTCACTTTGAAACTCCTGCAATGCAGGAAGCTGAACAGTAATCCTTAAGCGGTCAACGTCATTATCAGTAATTTGACGAGTTACGGAAGTAGATTTAGTGAATTCAGCGTTGACCAGCTTTTCTCTCTGCGTGCCATTTAGACCTGGAATATACGTTTGCCCCTGAGTGCCATTTCGTGTAACAACGGTGTAACCAGTAAAATTATCATTTCCATTGCTGTCCTGAATCGGGGTGTTGTCCAGGTAAATACCTTTTAAGCCGCCTTCAATTCCTTGAATTTCGCCTTCGCTGATTAGATCTAAAACAGTGCCAAACTGAACCGATTGCAGGCTGTCAGATGCTTCTGATGGCGTGCTACCACCGCCGCCACCGCCGCCTTTGCCGCCGCCACCGCCGCCAGCACCACGAAGTTCAGTCATTTCAGTTGATCAACGTCAAGGGCGCTAGACAGCACACCGGAACCAGTGAAAACACGCCCATAGGCAATGGGCACTGGCAAGCCCTGCTGGCTGGTGTTGACAATCCCGCTAAAGCTAAAGGATTCGAGTCGTGCTGCTTCTTTCCCGCGTTCCAGCGAGCTGATTGCAGGTGCCGGGGAGATGGCTTGAGCGATTCCGGTTAGCACCAAGGCTGCGCCCATTGCACTAAGAGCCGTGCCAATCGCAGTTGCATTAAGGACTCCAACAGAAGAAACGCCTACGATGCCAGCCTGTCCAGCCCCAAAAAGACCTGAAGTACCAAACAAGCCCGCGCCTGGAAAAAGAAATGATGCAGCTATCAGTCCAATACCAATGCCAATCTGAGCGCCACCACGTCCGGCACCTGCAACTATCGGTGTGATGCTGAAAACTTCCTTTTCACTCCAAGGCAGTGCTAACGCGCCAGCCGTTTGATCGCTCAGTTTTTCTTTGCCAATCGTCACCCGGTAGCTGACGCCATCGCGCTCGCTATCCAGCAGCCATTTCGTCAGCCAAGGAAAATTGACGCACAATGCCTTAAGTGCTTGGGCTGGTGTCTCGGCTTCAAACTCGAAACGGCACTGCCCCAGCTTTTTGCGGAGTGCGCCGTAGACCTTAACGACTTTCATGCCGCAGTGCCTTGGCGGTGCTCTTCCAATAGTAACCGCCGTAGATGTCCCTGCTACTGAGCCGCCCCTGAAGGTGATGAAGAATCTGCTGATCTCCTAAATAAATCGCCGCATGATTTGGCAGCGGTGACTCCAGTTGCATCAAGATTATGTCGCCGTATTGCAGCTCTTCTAGTGGAATCGCCCTGAATCCTTCGCTAGCAAAATTGTCCAGATATAGATTCTCGCCACGCAACCAGAACTTGTCGCGGCGGGGATAGTCGCGCAGCTTCAGACCAAACTCGCGTCCGTACCAGTCACGGCACAGGCTGTAGCAATCAACTACGCCAAAGCTGAACTTGCGCCCGACATAGGGCAGCTCAAATCCTGCTGGCTCGCAGTATCCCCATTGTTCAGTTAGTGGGTTGACGATGTGCCAGGGCAGCCCGGACTTTTCACACGCCACCCGATCAGCCTGTGACGGGTTGTGGTTAGTCGTGGGATGACTGTGGATGACGGCGACAATTTCGCCCTTGTCTTCTGTCGCGGCATAGTCCGCTGGGTCGAGAATGAAGTGCTCGTCTGGCGTATCAGCGATATTGCGGCAAGGAAAATAACGGCGGCGACCTTTGACCACCGCAACCAAACCGCAGGCTTCACGCGGAAACTCCGCCTTGGCGTGCTCCAGGATTTGCTGCTGTAGAGCTGGTGTTAGCTTCACTGAGTTAGTCCAACTCCAGGGAATGATCCATAAGGTAAGTCAACATCAGTGCGGAACGTATATTCATCATCGGGAGCGGTAAAGGTGTAAGTTTGAGCCGAAAAAACACGCTCGCGGTAGAAAGTTGCAGTGAAGCTCTCTTTGTCGTTGTAGGAGATATTCAACCTGTCTTCAGATGTGCTTGAGGAGTACGAGTTAAAAATGTTGTACGTCTTCGTTCGTACAATAGTGCCACTAAAATAAGAATCTGAGCCGACAAACGTGACTTTAATTTGTTTGGAAAGCGGGGAGTACTTGCTCACCAGAATGTCGCCAACACTGGGCGTAAAACCGCCAAGAGTTAATATTCTGTTGCCTTGATGCACATAACGCCGACCGAAACGACGGAATACAGGCTCAAGAGTTAAAGTATCGAGTTTTTCATAGATTCCGTCAGGGTATGCAGCCCTGCCCATCGTTAAGGTGGTGCCCGTAATATCAGTAATCGTTGCGCCCTCGGGTGCTAAATACGTTCCAGTGACAATCATTCCGACCTGTAGTCCAGTTGTGTTAGCAACGACGATCTTGCTTGTGTCGGGCGACTGAAGCGTTCCAGATATAGATACAGGGCTGCTAGCTGTTGCATTAGCGCTCATCGTTACCGTGTTGTCGCTAACACTTGAGACCGTGGTGCCAGATGGCACTGCAAACCCTTTAACAGGATCGCCGGATTCAATATTGAAACCGCTAGACAAAACCAGTTGATTGCTGCCGACAGTTACGCTGCCGGTGTAACTTACCTGGCCGAAACGCAACTCACAGCTACTAAGACGCTTGCCGCATACGTCATTTGCCAGCGTGGTCTCAGCGCCATCGTTAGTGTTGAAATAGCGCGTGCCAATGTAACCGCATTCATCGCCGCGATACTTCCACTGGCAAACGTTGGCGATTAACTGCCGCTTGGGCAGCATCACACCAGCCAAGTCAAACTTGCTAGCCAGCTCAAAACTTACGGCGTCGCGGTTTTCGCTTGCCTTACGGTCAATGTACCAAACTTCATCGGGAAACTTGGCGTGGGGATCAGCAGCAACTTCACCGTCTAGGTATTTCTTAAGTGTGCGGATGCGCTTGACCGTTGCACCACCAAGGTCATTCCCTGCCGTTTTCGCATTGACCAGAATTAGCAGGGTGGTCATTGTCGAATCCAAGTTGCTGACGGTCAGCGTTGGACGTGGCAGTGATCCAGTGTTGCTGTAGTCAAAACCGTCAGCTTGAATTGGCAGCCTTGTGTAGGTGTTGCCGTTCCAGACGATGTTGCCGCTCACATCGGCATTTGCGCCGTTGTGCCATCTGTAGGTGTCACTGCTGCCGTGTAGATCGAAATCAAGCGTCATTTCAAACAGCTCGATAATTGCGCTTGGGGCAATCTCCGCCAGCTCTTCATAGGAACTAGCGACTGCTGTCCAGACCACCGTGCCGTCGGTGATCGTGCTGCCAATATCAGTGCCCCAAGCTGGTTCGCTGCCGCCTGACGTGCCAGCAGTCGTACAGCGGAAAACCAGACCGCTGGCTTGAAGCGTACTGGCGCGGACAATGTTGCCGACGCTGTAAGCAGTAGAGCTAGCCCAAGCTGTATACGCCATCAGGGTTCAAATACTTGGCGGAAAGTGGCTTGGATCGTGGCGCGGTTTAAGTATGGGATCGACTTGCTCCAGCTCTCGCAAACAAACTTGGAGCTTGATCCTTCGCCAGGTGGTGTGAAGTCGAAGCTTTCGTTATCAGCGGCGCGAGCATCAAGGAACGTTTCGATGGTGTCGGCGTCTGTTTCCGATACCTCAAAGGTCAGGTTGTAAGCCTTGGGATTTTGATTGAGCCCGTAGGTCAGGCGTTGTTCGTAGCCGTCCCCGTAGCGGACTGTGCGGACGACAGGAGCGCTGCTCTTCTGAACGCCGTAGGTCGGGTTAATCGAAGGGAAGACAGCCATCAGACTCCAGCCAACAAACCACCGGGGCGTTTCTGTTTGATCAGTTCTTGCTGGACTGCAAGACCGATTGCCTTGCCAAGCTGATTTGCTTGATCGGCATTGCCCTCTACGTTACTGCCGCTGGCATCGACGTTCACGGTGACGTTAGCTCCGCCCATTGCGTTGTTCGGGACGATGTTGCCCTGCGCTCCAGGGACAAACAGCTCGGGGCCGCGCTCTCCGACCGTGTAGGGCTTTCCGGCAGATACCTGACCGCCCAATGCTCTCGGCTTACCGCCCGTAAAGGTGCCGGAAAGAATTGAGAACAGACCGACTCCGTCACTCCCGCCAAGAGAACTAAGTCCGAAGCGCAACAATGCGCTGCTCAAACTTGTTAGCACATTACGTAGTGCGCTATTCCAGTCGTTAGTGCCATTAACCAATGTTTCAAATAGTCCCGTAAACTGTTGGCCTGCCGTATTAACCAAAGTATTTATTCGTTGCTGCATAGCTTCTTCTTCCTTGCGTGCATTTGTAGCTGCGCGAATGGCTTCAATTTTTTTCTGGAGGTTAGCTATTTCAGTCTCGTCAAGTGTTTTACCGTCCCGTTTGTACTGAGCTGCGATTTCTCTTACACGCAACGCATCCTGCTCTCCTTCACTAATCGCATTTACCTTCTGTAGTTCAAAGTCCAGTCCCTCTAAAGTTTTTGTAAATCTGTCGTTTAGAGCGTCAACAATCGTCTTTCTTTGTTGCAAAATACCCAGTAGTTTTTGATCTGCATCGACAGTTGCAAGCTGAATGCGTAGAGTCTCTTCAGCTTGGTTTTTGCTCTCAAGACGAGCAGATTTGATTGCGGCCTCGCGTTCCAGTAGAACGCCTTCCATTGCCAGTGCATCCATCAAAGTGGTGTTTTCGCCCAGCTTGGCTTCACCCTGTTTAATGGACAAGGCGTACAGCTGCTTCTTAAGTGCCAGTTCAATTTGAAGTTGGGCGAGAGTAGTATCCCGTTTGCCGCTCATATCCTGCTCAAGCCCGTATTGAATTTTTAGTAGCTCTGTTTCTTCTTCCAGTGCTTTTAAAACTTTTTGGACGTTATCTCGCAAGGTTTTTTCTAGTGCCTCTCCCCGTTGCTTAGCAATAGATTCCGGCGATACCTCTTTGAATTTTTTGATAAAAGCGTCTATGCCCGGTACTTTTAAACCAATGTCCGGCAGGCCTGGTAATTTTGCCTCTTGAGAAAGTTTTACAAACTCAGCAAGCAGTACAACGCCTTGAGTAAGACGACCTGTAATTTCATCCCAAAAGGTGACTTGGGACGCTGTTGCTACTTTAGCTTTGATGCTATTTTCTACAATTAAATCGGTTAGTGACTTCTGAGTAGTAAGCGCACCATTAGCGCTCAGATTAAGAGCAAGCGAGCGTGCTTCGGCGTTGCCAATCTCTTTTCGTAGTGCAAATATAGAGCTTAGTGCATTCTTTTGATTGATAGCAGCTTTAGCTAGATTTTCAAATGTTGTAGCGTCTCCTACACCGGAAAATATAGACGTAAGCGCCTCTCGGGTATTACCGTCGGTAAACTGTTTAAAGGAGTTAAGTAGTTCTAGGACGGCGTCGTTTTCAAGGCGTAATGCTGATGCGAGTTCTTTTACGTCGCTAGCAGTTGTAGTGCTGTTAAATCCAGTGCTTGAAACACTTGCATTTAGAGCAAGTAGATCAGAATTTAATCTCTGTGCTTTGTTAATAATGTCACCGATAGCCGTGCCAAGCAGGGAAAGACCGAATCCAAAAGTTCCGCCAAGTAGCCCGCCCGCTGCGCCACCTATGGCACCGCCGATAGCTGCAGCTCCGGTTTGACCGAACAACAGCGGAAACGCGCCGCCGACTAGGGCGTTGGATAACGCACTACGCTGGTTTGTGGAGCGCGTTTGTGCTCGTGTACGTTTTTCTTGTACTGCTTGAAGCTTTAGTTCAAACTGCAGTTCTCTGTTTGAAATAGCAAAGGCTTCTTTACGGTCTTGGAGTTCTTGTGCACGTTGTCGTTGTGCTAAACCTTGGATTCCTACACCCTCCTTTAGTACAGCCGTCCAGTTCTGCATTAACTGAAGATTTTGCTGTGCTTTTTGACGCTCTTGATCCAAAAGCCGCAGGCTTTGTTGGCGTAATGCAATGCGGTTAGCCTCTGCACGCGCCATCGCCCCGAGCGGGCTTTGGGGTCCCTGCATCTCCCCCGATATACCCATCAGCTGGGCAGACCGCTGACGTGCAATATCAACTGATTGACGGTTTTCGCGCATCTCTTGAAGACGCGCTTGCATTTGATTGCGGCTGGCAAAAACACCGGCTTTGGCTGCGCGATTTGCACTGAGCAGACTGGATTCCCACTGCTTAGTGACTTGCGCAGCTTCTTTTGCGAGACGGTTGTATTCGTCGATCTCGCGGTTGTACTTATCTGCTTCTTCCGTCAAATATGCCTGTTGACGGCGCTTAGTCTCAAGCGACTTAATTGCTTTTGATTCCTGTAGCTCCGTTTGTGAAATGCCACGCGCTTGGCGCACTAGGTCGTTGATTGCTCGTTGTTCAGCTGTTTGAGCTTTAGTTACAGCGACAAGCTGACTGGCTGCAGTACGAGCTTCCTCCGTAGTGGAGTGAAATTTGCCGATCTGGTGGTTTGCATCTTGTAGCTGCTTATTTAATTGGTTTAATGTCGATCCTTTAATTAAATCCGCAAAGGCTGTTTTTGTGGCATTCAGTTGAGTGTTTAATCCGCTGACTTTATCGGTAGCGCCAGCGATGGCTTCAGTTACCTGTTTGCCGATAGCTTTATCGACAGCTGCACCAACGCCGACCGCAGCAGAGCTAGCTTTAAGCAGCTGAGGCGCGAAGGCCATTGCTGCAACGGTGGCCATTCCCAAACTTCCGGGAATATGACCTACTTGGGTCAGTATCTCGCCAACAAGATGTGGAACACCGCCGAGAGCGGCGTCAAATGCATTGCCTACTGCATTTACGGCGCCTTGCAGAGGCCCGAGTTTTGCCGTAGCCGCTTGAAAAGCCGCTGGTAACTGACCGGCACCAACAACGGCTCCAGCGAACAGGCCGCGTGTAAATATCGACTTGATTTCGTTGCCGACTTTCCGGGCTGTACGGCCCAGATTGCGCATCGCCTTTTCAGGCGTCTTGAAATCAATGCGACTTGCGGCTTTAGATAAGTTGTCGAGCCGCTTCTGTAGCTTTGTTAGCTCAGTCTCGACCTGCTTAGTTTTGGCCCGTACCTGAATATCGACGTTATATTCAGCCACTGGGCTACGGCGGAAGTCTTATGTCCCAGCTTACCTGCTTTGCAAACTACTGGCGCGTGATCGCATCTGAGCGCGATCCATCGCTTTCTCCTCTTCTTCGTTGCGGAGTTCAAAGAACGCCGCCCAGCCGACAAGCTCCTCGGTCGTCAAGCTCTGAGAAAGCTGGGTCACTGTCTGACCCAGCTCTTTGGCGAGGAAGTAGATGAAGAACCAGTCTTTATTAGCTTTTGAGGGCGGCTTTCGCTTCCTCCACTTTGTTTTCGGCGCCAGAAGTCAGCATCGCCAGCTGGATTTCTTGGAGAATGCTGGCTTCGACATCGCGGCGCAGAGCAGCGCGTTCGCCGTCGGAAAACAGGCGCTTGCCGTCTTTGTCGAGAGCCTTCTCGATCATCAGGCTCAGAGCAAAGTCGTTGGCGTCCTCGGAGTCGGATTTTTTCTGGATTGACTCGCGCTCAGCGATGGTCAATGGGTGCCAGTAGATCTCCAGCACGACTTCGCCTTCGACTTTGACTTCGTGCTTGTAGAGCTGGCTGACTCCGAACTTGTTACGGAGCAGTTCGGTAGCACGCATAAATGAAGTTGTTGGTTACTACAGAATACTACGCCCGTGCAGTGAATTGGCAAGAAACGATGCCGATGAAGTGTGAGCGGTCCTCCGTGTTGATCGGGGTGGGGCCGACAATGTCGAGCACACGAGGGGATGCACTGTAGGTATCGGTGTAGCCGCTTGCGTTGACGGATGTCAGGCCGTCAATTATGGCCTCGCTGATTGCAGACAGCACGCTCGTCCCAGCGTTTTTGGGGACGTAGACAGTGCACTGGATCACCCCGGAGTAATAATCCTGGGCGGCGCCTTGGGTTTGAAGGGTGGAACGGTTGAAGTTGACCGACATGAGCACATACTTCGTGCTTTTTCCCGGGGTGGTGAAGGCGACGTTGTCGTACACCATCCTCACGGCACTGTCGGCATCGCTGACTGCGTCGGTAACTGCTTTCTCAAAGGCAGCGCGAGCGTTTACTAGCGTCATGATGATTCTCCCGGAACCTCATAGGAAACATACTTAGTCCCAGGGGAGAACAGATTGAACAGATTCCTACCACCGCTACCTTGACCAGACGCGACGCGGATGCGGGTTGGGGACTTCTTATCGCTAAAAACGTACTTCACTAGGTCTTTGAATTCGCCCTGCACATAGTTCGAGATGTTGTTTTTGGGCGACACAAGTGCGTCTGAGGCGTATTTAACGGTGTTACCGATAAATACGGACTGGTTCAATTTGAATCGGGGTACCGAATGGCGGGGCTGGATGATTGGTTGGCTGCCTGAAGCAAGTTCTACATAACCGCTAGGCATAGTAACGGTTTCGATCTTGTCCCAAGGGCTGAAGTTTTCCCGCTCGTCGCGGGCGCGGGGGCGACTAGTGGCCGCTTTCCAGCTAGAAGCAAAGAAACCCGTCAGCACAGGACTGACTTCTGGAGTTGCAAGGTCGTCAAGCGCAATTTGAACAAGACCGTTTAGGTCGTCTTCGAGACGCGCCATTAGGTCTTTTTTCATGTGCTTAATATCGCGTGCCATTAGAAGCGCACCAACACGATATAGAGATACTCTTGGCCGCCGCGATAGGTGCGGATGTCAGTGATTTGGGCTGTGCAGGATGTACCAGCGTAGGTAAGTGTTACCTGATCTTCAAATGTGGGTTGGCTGTTTCCGATCAGGTTGGGGGTGATATAGATCTTGGCTTGGCGTTCCTCGCGGCCTTCCTCTTCTTGGGAAACGACGAACTCAACCGGCACCTTGATGCTGGAGTAGCTGGTGTCGGTTGTGGTTAGTGCACCAGTTGCATAGTCGTAGCTGGGGGACGTTTTGCGGGTATAGGTGATGCTGGTGTCGAGAGCAGTACCAAGGTCTGCCACCACCGATTTGGCGATTGCTTTGAAGGCTGTGTCGAGTGCTCCGGCCATAATTAACCCCTCACAACACGTACTTGATAGTTGCCGCTACCTCCAAGGCAATAAGCACCGAGATAAGACTGCAGCCAAGGATAAACATCGAACACGTTGTTGACGGTGCCAACAGCTTGGCTGGATTTGTTGTACTTGACTTTGATGTCGCCGAGTTCGACGGCTTCATAGATGCCGGTCTCGCCTGTGGCGTCCGTGATGGCGCCGGTGTCGTTTGCTAGAGCGCGTGCCAGCTCGTAGGTGGCGTACTTGATGTCGGCTGGGATCAGCGTGCAGGCCAGCTCGATGCCGTCAACCTTGTATTCCTCGCGGGGCCACTTCAGCGCTTGGGTCTCGGTGCAGCGGTCGCCGTAAAAGCTGAGCGCGTCAATCCAGCGAGTTGCGGAGATGATGGCGCGATTTTTCTGGTCGTCGGTCTTGTCTGTCCAGGTGCTCGAATCCGGCACCGTCTCGAAGTAGGTGTCGGCTTCCGCCAACGTCACGTAGCTGTTGGCCGACGCGCCCTTCAGAGTGGCATCAATAGTAGCGGCCACAGTCAATACGCTCTTTGTTTGAGTTTAGCCCGCCTTCGCGGCTTGGTTGATTGCAGTTGCGCGTCAACCACCGAAGCGTGGTATATCTGCGCTCCAGACATCTCTAGATCCGCTGCACGTTCTAGGTGGTCGCCGTAAGGGATGTCTTCATGCCAGCGGCGATTATTCTGTAACACGTAGAGACGAACCAGTTTCATGCCCGCTCGCAAAACTGTCGATGCTGAAGGCAGCGTAAAGCCCGCAGCAGCAAAGACCAATCCCGCTCTTCCTGGTAAGGAAGTACGGAAGCTTGAGGATGTTGCGCTTGAGGTGCGCCGTCTTCGGGAAGAGGAAGGTCTTGATCTCCAGCAGATCGGCCAAAAACTGGAGGTCAGTTATGACGTGCTGAACCAGTTGATTCTGCATTCGTACAAGAGCACCATGAATACTCCCGTGGTTTTTGAGGCGCAGGAAAACTTGCGTCTTGGTCAAGAAGGTTGAGCAATAAAAAAGGCCCCCGTTTGGGGGCCTTCTGCTTGTCCTGAAGATCAGGCGTAGGCAGTGGTGTCGAAGGGGGTGTTGACCAACAGACGGGCCACGGGGACCATCTTGGTGGTGCTGAACACCAGGTTCCAGGAGCCGGTGGCTGCTAGGTTGCCGGTGGTTGCGGCGTTGGTGGGGTTGTCGCCAGCGGCGGCCCACTTGGTGCCGGTGATGTGGTAGCCGTAGTGGTAATCCACAGCCAGCACGTCCTGCATGGACAGGATGTTGCGGTCTG